GTACACTAGCAGGTCTAGCTTTGACCCCCTGTGCGGTATGGCAGCAGTAATAAGCGCCCAGATCGTTATAGCCAATATAGGGAAGCATAAAGCACTTCCCATTGGGGCAAACTTTCTAAGCTTCAACTCAGTACCGTCGGGTAATACCGTAGCTGTACTTCTGGCTGCTTCCAGATACTCATATATATGAGCTGGGAACAGGAGACGAACTAGATCAAGGGAAACACGATCACTGGCCTCCGATAGGTCAATGGTCGCGTAAGAACCATCAACAGACCCTAGGAGGGCGCGTTGACGATTTGGCTCTTGATCTGTGAAGTTCACAATACCTTTTGTTAAAGGGTGTGACTCCACCAACTTGACAAGGGCACGATGAATACCTTGTTGAATCCATTGGAAATCCACTGGTTCACAAGATATCAGTCGTGGCCCGCGGCTATCTTTCGGCACGAGTACTACTCGCGCAGGAAGATCAGCTCCAGGGATATCATAAAACTTATGATACCCTACATCCACTAAGTTGCCCAAAGAAGAACAAAAATAATCTTCTTTGGGATACAGAGCAGTGATTCGATCGCTGATGTTACTCCACATGTACTTACCCCAGAGCCGCTGCTTAGTTGCAACAGCTCCAGGTCCGTGCCGTGGAATTATGTCAGCAGGATTGAAGAAGGCTAGAAGATCTGAAATCAGATATCTAGCCTCGCGTGCCACCATAAGCAGGTCATACGACCTATGTCGCCGAACTGCAGATGGCATGTCGGCGAGTTCGTCCGCCATTGAGCGGATAGACTCGTCGCTGTCAATTAAGTCATCTTCAGTCTTTTGAAACTAAAGAGTGACCTTGAGTTCTTGTGCAGCCGTGTAAGGCAACTCATACTTATAAAATAAGTAGAGGACTTGCCTTAACAACTTCACAGACTCAACACAGGGATCAGGGAGTAAACTCCCGTCACAATTAAAGATCCTTTTCCAAAATCTACCCAAAAACTTCGGGTAGACGCAACCATCTGCAGGTTTGAACCTCAGATGACTGCAATGGAAAGGATCCTGTGAGGAGAGAGCTAAATCAAGCTCTTTCCCCAGTGATGGGAGAGTTTTCGTTAGAAAACTTACCCCCTCGTCTCTGATGCGGCGAAGAACGAATCGAACCGTCTTCGCACGATCAGCGTAGTAGGCTTCTACTTCCTGCGTTGAACACTGAAACCCAAAGGGGGCTACGTCGCTTTCGGCGATATAGCTCCTCTGGGCGTCAAAGACATCGCAGAGTAGTGGAGCGATGAGTCCCATCATGTGGTTCTCATCTAGGCTTTTAGAAGCGCCATTTATCATGGTGACTTTCCTAGAGCATGCTACACTCTTCC